CTTCCTGAAGGTCAGCCTCTGCTTTTGCAAGGCTGGCTTTAAAATATTCAATAGTAGATGTAAGAGACCACTCGCGTAGCTCTAAATCTCTTTTATTATTTTCGCTCATATTTTTCCTTTATTTATTCGCGCTCGCTGATTGCGGGCAGCGGAGCAATAGAAATGGGCTTCCCATATTGATCTAGCGAACTCCCCGGAACATTAGCCCTCTCTGGCTGAACGCTACGGGTAACTTCGACAGACTTCTCTTCATTATTACGACCCTCTGTTTCATTTAGTTGGCCAATAGTGATACTAATCTCATCATTTGATGGAGTAAGTCCAGTAAACTCTCCCTTATTACCAAGGGGGTCAGTAAGAATGTCTTCTGGGCGCGGTGTTGCAAGTGATGATGCATTGGTCATTTGCTTTTCGCGAATCTTAGCCGCTTCAGCAGAAGTAATAACTTCATAAAGCGTTCCAAGGTTGTCAAGGAAAATGGGATCATCCAATTCTTCCTTGCTGATTGCTGCCATATCATTACGCTGGCCGCGAGCATTTAGCTGAACCTTACGACCAGAATCAAATGTTACGCGAATATCAACGCCGCGAACATTACGGACATACTTTGTAGCAGATGTAGACTTCTTTGGCGCGGGCTTAGCCTTGGCCTTAGTTGCTGTACGCTTGGCAGGAATTGCCTTTGCGCCAGCAGGCTCTGCGCCCTGTCCATTAGGGGTTAACTTCTTAGGTGGCATAATTTATTCTCTCTTTCTATAACAATATAATACTTAACTTGGTACTACAAACGAGACTTGCCACTGATTATCTTCGGGAACCGACCATGTAAATAGTAAGCCGAAAGGAAGCTTGATATAGAAGATGCTATCTGGTATAGTGTCTGCACAAGCCGATATTTCGGCTTTTTGTTTATAAAACGACGAAAGGAGAAATTCCACTGGTCTCATCCAGCCCGTTAAGTTGTTAAGTAAGAGGGCTTGCGAAGTCAATGTAGGACAAATGGGTGTGTTCCAAGGAAATTTTATGTTCGGTAATAAAATACTGATATTGACAGCCTTTGCTGTTGTTATGGCATTATTCGCCATTTGCCCAGCAGAGACTCATGCGGTAATTCCGCAACCAAATAAAGAAGTAACTCAACTGTTTGATGATAATGGAGGGGTAATTCCAGAACAAAAACCCTCTACTCCAGTTGAAACGTGGACCGGCAAAGTAAAAATAGCCGGAGTAGTAAAGAGAGTCGATACTACGATCTCTTCTAAGCCCATTGTAGAGGGTTCTAAGGCGATTGTATATAAAGGAACAGCATATGCTCCTAAAAAGGCTCCAAGAGCCGTACAAGCCGTTATTTGGGCTGGTAACAAAA